ATATCAAAGAAATCACTACCATCTTTGTGTTTCTTTTTTCCATCATGATAAGAGATTGTATATTTTGCTGAACCAACTCTATCTTGTTGGTAGTATCTTTTCTTTCCTTCATTTACGGATTCTGTAAAAGCCATTACTTGTTTTAATTCCCATCCAGCATCTTTAAGTCTATTCCAAACTGCTCCTTTTTGACCTTGTTTAGCAAATTGTTGAGCTTGTTTTAGAAAATTAATAGCTTTAGCACTATGACTTTTTATTTTGTTTGGATTCCAACGTTCATTTACGGATTCTAACATTTTATCTTTAGAAATTTTTGATATTTGTGGAACAACTCTACGCCATTTTTTCTCTAACTCTATTTCCCACTTATATAATTCTTTTGTAATCATATTAAATTTTGGATTATATGGAGCGTCATCAATAAATTTTCTTATTTTTTTAATTCCATAAATAGCAACGTTTAATGCTTCCTTCATTTCACGATAAGCAAGAAATGCTTTTGTACCTTCTTCTAAATCACCAAATTCATCTTCCATATCTTTAAATGCCTGTTTCATGGCATCATCTTCTAAATCTTTTTCTTTTGCTTTACTTTTAGCTGCATCTTTTTTTGGTTTAACCTTTGAAGAACCATTTTTTGGTTTTGGTCCACTACCTGGTCCACCTTCTTTTACGGATTCAACCTTTTTCTTTTTACCTAATTCCACTGCAATTCTTGCAACCTCTTTATAACTTTTATTCCAACCCATTTCTTTCATATGAACTGCTAATTGACCAAGTACATGACCATATCCGATTCCTGTACCTTTATGTTGTTTACTCCAATGTTTAATTCTACTAACTAAAGTATCATCAGTAAACTTAGCTTCTAACATAGTTATAGCTTCTTTTTTTAATCTACTTTTTTCTGCTCTACCACGATTTTTAGATTCTGCTTCAAATCCTGCTATTCTACCACCTTTATGTGAAGCATCTTTACCATCACCATTACCATAAGTACCTTTTTTTCTATTATACTGATTTAACTCAGCTCTATATTTCTTTGCTTTAGTAGATGATTGAAATTTCTTGTATTCTGCTTTATAGTTACGTTCACTCATTATCGTAATCCCATAGCCCGTCTTTTTCTCATAGACTTCATTCTCTTTCTTCTAATCATAGCAGACTTTCCTCTTTTCTTAATAGCTGCTCTTTTCATAGCCCTTCTTTTTTTAACTCTTTGTGCACCCGAAACTCTTACGCATTGCTTTTTTGATGCGACATATCTTTTATTTTTTGGACAAATAACTCTGAGTTTGAGTTTTTTATTACGAATAACTCTCTTTTTTCTGAATTCTTGTAAGTTATTCATTATTTCACTAACAAAAACATCAACCATTGTGTTGAATTCTTGTTCGTCATTAAGAATATCTTCAGTTACTTCATCAAACCAGCCATTTGCTATAGATTCCTTGACTATTCGGTGTAATACAGACATTACATTTCCGATAAAGCAAGTTTCAATTCAAGAACATATTCCTTATATAACCCCATTAAACGTACAGCTTTTTTCTTATCACCACTTTCATGTATATCTTTAATCATCATTTTCAAGTTTTTCTCAAGACTTGATACATCTTTTAAAGCTGAAGATTTTGCTCCTTCATACATAGGTGGTATATCATCTAATCTAAAATCTTTCCACGTTTCCCACATTTTATCTATTTTTGTTTTCGGCATAATTACATCTCTCTAATAATATCGTTAGCAATAGTTTCTACTTTACACCATTGTCCACATTCATTCGGATTTCTTTCATCTACTCTATAATCTACACTTTCATTAAGTCTACCCTCGTTTGTTGGGTGTAAGAAAGCGCCTTGTGTAGATGGATTAGATACAAAATCAAATGCTATAAGTTCAAAATCAGGTTGTACTGCTACAGTTTGTTTACTTGGGTCTTCATCATCTTTTTCATCTATAGTTTCTACTGAACCCATACCTCTTGAAGAGATACCTAATTTAATACCTGATCTGAATAATTCTTTTAAAATGTTTCCTGCGGGCGTAGGTAGAACTTCTACCTTTCCTACTAAATCATCATTTTCCCATCACATTTCTCTTATATTATGAGAAACATTTGATAAGTTGACTACCGAGCTTTCGGGATGGTCTAATTCACCCATTGCTCTACGTTCTTTTATAAATGATTGACCATATTTTTTTGCTTCCCTTACTAGAATTTCTTTAGGGTAGATTCTACCATTTTGATTTTCAGCATTTGCTCTCTGCAATACACCCTTAACCATTAATTTCCCATTATTGGATTTCATGGATTCAGTTATTGTCTCTGGCCTTACTTCAAATGGTAAGTAGTCTACTATAAGTTGTCTCATATTTATCTCACCTTATTAGCTTTTAACTTTAATAATTTCAGTTCTAACCTCTTCAAGCTCTTCTATTAGCTTGTCAACTTTTTCTAACGCTTCCACCTTACTAAAACTATTTCGTTTTCCCTGTTTCAGCGATTCTTCACAAAACTTTTTTGTTATAGTTATAATATCCAAAAGTTTGTAAATAAGTTGAAACCTAAAATGTTCCCATTTTGGCTTTTCTTTCAACTTCATAAAAAGTTAGTGTAATTGGCCGACTTTATTAGCTAATTTTACTAACCTTTCACTAATTTTTTTCATAGCAGAATGAGTTCGTTTCCAATAAGATGTAGAATCAACACCTAACTCGTTCTTTAACTTAATATTCATTTTAACTAATTTATCAAGCTCATTCAACTTATCACGAACTTCCATCATAGAACGACCAATCTTTTGTTTTGATGTTCTTGTTTTATCATTTCTATATTCGTGATATTTACCTTCATTTACATTTTCAAGTTTTTTATCAATCTGTTTTGCTTTACCTGCATCAACTCTTTTTACACTAACAACTTTTTTAGCTCCACCTTTAAGTTGTTTAGCAACTACCATTTTTGCAGCACCTGCTGAACCTGCATTAACAATAATAGTAGCCGTATCACCCATTTCACTGCCTAACTGAAACTTGACTGCAAACTTAGCCTCTGCTAAAGCATATCCACTTTGTTTAGCATTTTTCTTTCGTCTATCTTTTCCTTTAGCAGTAAATGCGGCAGGTGTCATATAAGAACCACCAGCAGTTACAGTTGTAGAAGCCTCTTCTAACTCTTTTGTTAAAAGATCTCTAATAATTTCTTTAAGTTTTGATAATTTAATTGTTTGCGACATGATCTATTTCCTCTATAAGTTGGTAATACCTCATCATTGAAACAACCTGCTTATCAGAAACAATTTTACCTTTTTTCAAACCATCAATTTGATTAACAACTTCTGTTAATTTAATTTGTGTAACTTTATCATCTACAGTTTGAACTTGTTTTTTTAATGACTTTTTAACTTTATCTACTTCAGTATTTACATACTCTCTTAATTTATTAGTATTAGAAATATTATTGATATATTCTTTTATTAATGTTTTTTGTTCATTATTTAAATTTTTATATTTTTTATTGAACTTATCTACTAAAGTTGAATATGCTAGTAATCTTAAATCTTTTTCTTGTTTTTTAAGGTATTCAAAAGTTTTATTCTTTTTAGCTGGTTTTGAATTAATAGTTAAATTTTCAACAATAGTATATTTTGATTTAACATACAATTCAGGCTGGACACTATCTTGAGTTTGAAACACATTATATATTGATGCTAAAACTTTATAATTAGGAATTCGTGCATTAAAAAAGTCTCCTATATCATAACATTCTTTAATTTCTTTAATAGCATTATATTTTTCCTTTTTAATAGTAGAATTATTTAATTTTTTTCTGCTCTCTAAAACCGCATCAATCAAATATTCTGCTCTCGATTCAGAACTGTATTTATTTTCAACTAAAACTTTATATAATTGATATTCTTTTCCCAATTCTGTTTTATTATGAAAATATTTTTTTAAAATATCAACTGCCTTAGATTTATCCGACTCCATTAAATCTACTGTAATTTGTCTTGTTAACAGTTCAAAAAGTATTCCAGCATTTTTTATCTTCGAATGCCCTAGTTTTCTATTTAACATAGATTGCTCCAATCATTAAAAAGTGTGTCATATATAAATATAAAAATATGAAAAATTACTTTAATTTAGACTCCTCAAGTTCTTCTTTATATTCGTTTTCTATCATTTCAGCCTCATTTATTAACTTATAATCCTTTTTGGTGAATTTCTTCATATTTTTCTTTAATCCATCAAAATGTGCAAGTGCTAAATGCGGACTATAACTCTTTTTTCTATCATGCTTACCTATTGGATCTCTACCTCTTGCGCCACTATCTTTTCCATATTTTCCACCCTCTTTTGGTCTTCCTGCACCGTTCCAACCACCTGGAGGTGAACCACCTATATCATCCAACTCGTGTCCTGTCCTACCCGCTTGTGCATCTGAGGGTGTTCCTTGTGCTTCACCACTCTTTGCAGGATCATTACCCTCATTTTCTATCTGTGATCGTCTGAATTTCTGTTTGTAATCAAATACAATTTCATTATCCATTTCTTTAATTTCTTTATCCGTAAAATTAAATATATTCTTATAAATCCACTCTGTAGAAACTAAACCATCTTGTATCATAGACGAAGCTAATGTAGTTTTACTATTCCACAACTCAACTTTTTCAGTTTCATAAATTGTAGATGGATTTGTAAGATTTAATTCAAAGTTTACAAGTTCTTCATCTGTAAATCCTTGTGCATATAAATGAACTATTGCAATTTTCGTCAATTCAGATACAGTAATTCTTTGGATTCTTTCAATCGTTCTTGCAAACCTTACATCTTCTGCTGCAAGTGTAGCTTTACTACCAAGTCCTTCTTCATATCCAAGAAATGCTTTTGGAACACGAAGTGCTGCTAGCATTTTATTTTTAAGATATTCAATATCTTCTATTGCTTCATAAGTCAATCCTGGCAAAGAATCAATTTGTGTTCCACTATCTCCACCACGTACAGGCAAGAAAAAATCTTCCGTAACATTTTGAACATTATATTTCAAATTATAATCACCTGTAGTATTATCAATTATAGGCGCTTTCTTCATCTTATTGATGATTTTTTGCATATAGTTATCAACTTCAGCGGGTGGTATGTTTCCTATATCTACTCTAAACACTCTCTTTTCTGGTGCTCTCATAATACGGTGTATTAACATAGCATCTTCCATCAACTGTAACTGCTTCCATACTTTTCTTCCTTGTTCAATCATAGACTTACCATATGGAAGATAATTAGAATCTGAAAGTAATCTGAAATGTGCTACTTCATAATTTTCAAGTTCATATGGTTTATCTTTACCAAACTGCATCCTACTTTGCATAGCGTGTATATTTTCTGACTGTTCAAGGTGGAATTTAACAAGTTGTGGATTCTCTGCATCTATACCTTCTACTCTTACAACATCATATGCAGACATTGGATTTACATTTGTAATACCATATTTTTCATTAATTTCTAATTGTAAAAAGAAATCTCCATATTTACACATATTACGAACCCAAGGCCACAAATTAAATTCAACATTCAATATATCATAAAAAAGATTATGTAATATTTCTTTAATATTAGAATTATCACTATTAATTTCTATAACATTACCATATTCAGATTTCATTGTTGATTCATCTGCATAGATATCAAGTGCTGATGAGATTATGCCATCACTATCCATTGTTTCATAATCTTTAAATAATCCTATTCTTTGTGCTTTTTTTGCTACGGCATCCGATACAGCAGAAACTCCATAACCAGAATACAATCTTGTATATCTGTCAATTAAGTTTTTTCTTGCCATCATTTGAGTTTTATCTGTATCTGCAACTTTTAATTTTCTACCACCAACGTTTCTAACAATAACGTTTGTAGAAAATAATCTTTGTAGTCTACCAAATAATGATTTATCAGCCATTTTTACCTCACTTAGTTAATTAACCACTCCAATGACTCTTTTTCTTTCTCTGGGCCAACGTGCCAATCCCAAGAATCAGGTCTATTTTCTTCTGGAGTGTATATGCCTTCATTTAATTGAAAGCTATCTAAAGTTTTTCTCTGTAATTCAATTCCCTGTGCCTTTAATCTTAAAGCAGTTTCTCTTACCCACAAACCAATACCAAAAGATATAACCAAATCGTCGTTATATCCTCTCATTGCTTCTGCTTTACTTCCATTGTATATAAATACAAATAATTCATCTAATAACCGTTGAGAATAAATACTTACAGCTTTTTCTCTAAAAAATTCTTCTAATTTAGCAATAACTAATGGTCTTGTCTTCATAGACATTGTAAAACCAGGAGTCATTTTCTTTTCCTCTCTATAATGCTTATTAGTAATCTGTCTTTCAACATCTACCCACTTTAAATCTTTACTTGAATAAAATAAATTAGGATATTCCCTATCTATTACTTGTTGAATTGCTGCCCAACCAATATTATTGTTTTCCACAACAAGTAATGCTTCATTATATTCATTAGAAATATTAACTAACATATTACCAAAATCTCTTGTAGATATTCTACCTTTATATTCTGCTACCTGTTTTACTTCTTCCAATTCAATAACGTGAAAAGCAGAGTAGTCTGTAGAGTCTCCTCTACTAACGTCTGCACATACTAAATAATTTTTTGTATAATTTGGCGGCTCCCATACCCAAACATTACTATCTACTCCTCTTTTTTCAATTGGATCTACAATCATATTTTCTTTAATTTCTTCCAAAATTAAACCATCAATAACATTTTGCCCTGAAGTGATAAAATCACAATCACATTCTTGAGCTGCAAGAGAAGGACCTAATAACTTATCTTGTTCATCTCTCCAGTCTTGATTTCTTTCAGGATGTAATGTCCAATGTAATCTACTAAAATTAAAATCATTCAATCCGTCTTCTGCATCAACCCAAGTTCTGTGAAACCAATTACCAACACCGTTTGGTGTAGATAATGCTATACATTGTCCACCTGTAGATAACGTCTGTGATGCAGCTGCCCATATACTATCAATCTTTTCAATAAACGCTGCCTCATCAAGTATCAATAATGACAATGCCTCTGAACGACCACTTTCATCACTACTTGAAATTGCTTTTACTTGTGATCCATTCTTATATCGTAATGAAAGTTTATTATCTTCAACACATGGTTGTTTTAACCAACTTGGAAGATTTGCGTGCATTACTCTAATTTTTGTTACAAGATTTTTAGCAGTATCTTGTTTAGTAGCAATAACCAATATATTCTTGTCTGAATGGAAAGTCATCATCCATAAAGAGTAGCCAGCAGTAATAGTAGATATACCAAGTTGTCGGGCTTTAAGAATTATTTGAAATCTATTTTCTTTAAACTCTTCTACTGACTTCTCTTGAAAATCATAAAGATGAAATGGTATCTTACCTCGTATTGGGTGTTGAATATAAGAATACTTCTTTAAAAAATACACGGGATCTTGTGCACATTTTATATATTCCTTCTTTATAATATCTTTATAGTTTTTATCCATTATGCAAGCTTTGGATTACGTATAAGTACATATACTGCTTTTGCGTTACAAGCCACTTCT